AAGCCGCACTGTCACAAATTAATCAAGCCAGACAGGGCCAGCTTGGGGCTGACATACAAGCAGCAGGGTTTGATAACGCCGCACAAATGCAAAGTCGCGCTGATGAGCTTGCGGCGATAGGTCAACGCAATCAGGCAGAAGAAGCAGAGTTCCAAAACCTGCAAACAACATTAAATCAAATTAATCAAGCTCGGCAAACTCAGTTTGCAACAGACATGCAGGGAACCGAGTTTAACACGCAACAAAGAATGCGTGAGCGAGCAGATGAGTTGGCAGCTATGGCTCAACGTAATCAGGCTGAAGAGTCTGAGTACCAGAACTTGCTTCAGGGCTTGCAGCAACAACAGAACGCCAGAACCGCAGGGTTTGGTATGCAACAGCAAGCAGTTGCTCAACGTAATCAAGCTGCCGAGTCTGACTTTGCTAAACAGCAATCGGCACTAGCTCAACGCAATCAAGCCAGACAACAATCCTTTGCTAACGCAATGCAAAGGACTGCTACGCAGCAACAAATGCAACAACAGCAGATGGCTAACTTACAGAGCTTTAGCGGGTTAGCACCTGTCAGCCAGCAGTTTGGTGGAATGGCTGGAGCGGGACAGGGTATGTCAACTACCTTCAACCCAATCCAATATCAACCATCCAACGCAGCGCAGATGATGCAAGCGCAACAACAGTTGCAGGGCAATTTGTTTGGCACTCAATCACAGAACTGGCAAACGCAAGCACAGATTGCCGCTCAACCGAGTGGATTTGGTCAGATACTAGGAACAGTGGCAGGATCGTTTGCTGGAGGTGTGGGACAGAAAGCCGGAGCAAAATGGTTCCCAGGAGACTAATGTAATATTAAAGGCGTGATTAAAATACAGGAGAATAAATTATGGCAAACTTTTGGGCAGGAGTAG